TGCGATGTAAGTCGCGATGTCGTCTTTGGTGTAACGGTAGAAGGTCGGCGACCGTCTCAGATTGTTCAGATCCCGCGTGATCAGTCGGTTGATCGATGCGAAGTTCTGCGCAAATTTTCGCGAGATGCCGATCTCGCCCGTTATATTATCTGCTCCACTGCGGAGCTTTGTTTCTTCCGTAGGACTTCACCGTCCTTTCTTTTCCGTATTTCGGCGCCCGGACATGGAAGGTCTCCGTGCCGATCGCCTGGTTGCTCTTTCTGGTCGCCTTCGCTTCCATCTGTGTCGCAACGTAATAGTTGTATGCCAGGCTGGAATATCTGTCCTTTCGCATTCCCGCCTTCTCATAGATACGTACCTTGCCGTTCGACTCGTCGTGGTGCAGATGCACCAGCTCGTCAATCAGCAAGGTGGTGTTGATATACGGCAGCTGCAGTGCCAGCCGCTCCGGCGGATTCAGCTTGGTATATCCGCCTACATCCGACAGCAGCTCCTCCGCCTCGTATTCGTTCATCAGCAACCGGATTCTTCCGCTGCGGAATCCCTCACGCAGCAGCACCGCGCAATCGGAGTTGAACTGCGCGTTCGCCTTGATCGCCCAGATTACCTTCGGCGCTCCGATCACCGTGCAGCGTTCCGCCATGGTAGGATCGTTGCAGCATGACAGTGCCGGGTACTGCTCGCCGCTCTCCGGGTCCGCAATGTCTCTCGCGAGACAGTCGTATACGCCGAGGCCGACGCCCTGACAGTCCAGCACGATATAGTCGCAGTCAAATTCGTCGTAGAGCTTCCGGATAATCAGCGCCTGATCCTCTGTGCGCAGCCCTTCCATGTTTTCCGTATAGACAATATTATTGGTATACCGACCGGATTTCGTAGGTATCATCTGGTTGACGAAGATTGCCGTCGCGTCGTTGTTGTGCTTCCGCGAGCTCATCAGCGCCACGTCCGCCGACAGGATTCTGATCTCGTTCGGCACCTTCGGCGGGATGCGCACAAGCGTTGCGTTCTTTCCTCCGCCGAATTTGGACGCCAGCCTCTCCGGGTACATCGGATACTTGAGATGTCTGTTCTTGGCTATCGAATCATAGTCAAAGAACGAGCCGTCGCCGGCGCCCCAAAACATGGCCTCCATCTCCATCGCCCACTTCACCTCCGTGAAGTCGGACTCGGACATCTGTGCCTCCACGTCCTCCATCTCCAGCATGCCTTCCTCGACGGCAAGCTGCCAGGGAAGCCCAACGATGAACTCCTTCCGCCCGCTCAGCATACGTACAAAGGTGTCCGCACTCTTCTCGTAACTCCAGTGATCCTGGTAGTACCCGGAGCTGAAGTACAGCGTCTGCAGCTGTTCCTTGTCCTTCTGCTTGAGCTTTTCTTCTTTCGTTAGCTCCTGATAGAGCGGTGTCCGCTTCGATGACAGGAACTTTCTCAGGATGGTGTCGATTGTATCCTTGTCGATCAACCTGAACTCGTCCAGGATCAGGACATGCGCTCTGTTGCCTCGCGCGGATTCTCCCGCTGTGACGACCTTGATGAAGCTGCCGTTGCGGAAGTATACGATGGCCTGCGTTCCGTTAAACCTGGACGCCTTCCAGTCGATCTCCGCGTTGAGCTCAGGCGAATATGGGATTAAGTCAGTCTGTATCTTTTCGATGATCTGATAGGCCTGACCCCTCGTTCCGGACGCGAGGCATATTTTGGAATGCGGATACAGGATCGCTCTGCAGCAGCAGTACACCGCGCATAGCCATGTTTTTCCCTGACCGCGGCTGCCGATGTACACCGCTACAATGTTGATGTTCATCATGAACAGCAGGATCTTCTGGAACCAGTGCAGCTCCAGATGCAGATAGTCCGCCGCAAACCGGTGGATATTCGCACGGTAGTATGCCGCCCATGTTGATACGCCCTTCAGGATTCTGTTGTATCTGTCATTCATCCGTCCGCACCGCCGCCAAAGATCCGGTTGAAGAGGCTCTCGTATCCGTCGTCCTCCTCATCCTCGGATTCGCCGCGCTCAATACGGAACTCTTCCATCTTATCCTCATACAGCTTGCAGAACAGATTCTTGATGCCCAGCATCTTGCTGGCATGCCCGTAGAACCATGTGGATATTTTCTGTGCAATTCCGTCCACGTCGCTCAGTTCCGGATCGGGATCTGCCACCGGGCGCTCGTGCTCCAGCCTGTCGATCCATACGCCGAATGGCGTTTTGTCAAACCCACTGTCGTCGCCCTTCTGTCCAGGTTTCAGGTTCATGGAACTGATCAGCTTATCCAGCATACCGATCTGCTTCTCCGCAGATTTTCCGGACGCACTGAGACGGTTGATGTCAATCTCCAGCACGCAGATTTGCCGGATCAGCGCCTCCATGCCGACGTCCGGCGTTATGCCGTCCGGCAGGTTGTTGATCCAGTATGTCCGTCTTGTCTCCAGATCCTGGTACCGCTCCGGAGTGTACCCGGGCCCCCAGTACTGGATGACCTCCTCGGGGATGTCGTCGAATTCTACGCCGTCTCCGTCCGTGTCGTCGCTGTCTCCGCTCCTGATCCCGGATACCGGCAGCCCGTCCGGCGACAATCCGACTGCATCAACTACGGCGCCTTCATTGAACTTCCAGAGTCGCCCTTCCTCTGCCAGCGTGTCGTCATAACACTTTCCCGCATACGCAATGTTGTTGATCCTCTGGATATAGTTCGTCATCATGGTGCGCGTCGTTGCCTTCTTCGCCACCGACTCGCACACCGTCTCGTTCCAGTAGAGATCGAGCTTTCTGCACATTTGCCGTACCGCTGTGTTCACGTCTCCGCTCTGAGCGAGATAATCGTTGTACATCGTGTCCACGCAGCTCTTACAGTAGGGGAGGTATCCTGCGCCCTTATAGAGAGCGCCGTAGCTGACAGGGAAGTATCCCTTCTTTCTGCCGTATGCCGTGCCGCACCGACAGCAGGATGTTCGCTCGTTCGATACCTCGATCGGCATCTTCAGTCATCCTCTTCCCGGAAGATTGGCAGCGGCTCGTTGATTTTCATATCTTCCATTTTCTGCGTGTACAGCTGTGCGCATCGCTTCAGATCATTGCCCGGCAGAAAGCGCGGTGCATAATAGCCTGGGATGTTCACTGGCTGTCCGTCCAGTACGTTCTTCACTGTCTTCGGTTTGAGATACCGCAGCCCAAGCTTTCCGAATCCGAATACGGAGATCTCTTCGCCTTCCTTGATAGCCTCCTGGATCACATACTGCAGCACATCCAGGATTGCCTCAATATCTTCAATGGTAAACAGCACGCTTTTCTCTGTCTTCTTGACAGAGAAATTCGTATGGTTCCCCTCATCGTCCGAAATGTGAAACACCTGTTTCGGGACCGATATCGGTTTTCGTATATTGTTTTCTCGCAGCACGGACGCAATGCGCCGCACCAGTTCCTTTCTTACCATGTTCCTTCTCCTTTTCCCCATACCTTGTAAACTCAACCGTCCACATAAGGTTCGACCCGTCGTGTCGACTATGGTTAGATTAAACTAATAAAAAAATAATAATAAAACCGCCGGGATACCCATACGGCGGCACTGCCGCTCATGCTGCTGTCCCTGCGTTTTATCTGTGGTATCGTTACAGCTCGCTGAGACCCTTCTGCTCCGGCGCGATAATGTCGCCGTCTTTGAAGTACATCCCGATCTCGTCGTCCGCGTCGATATCTTTGTAGATGCGCACCATGTCTGCGCTCTCCCAGTTGACGATCGTCTGGATTACGCTGTCCGGGATGCCCGCTTTCGCGAGACTGGTCGTGAATGCGTGCCGCAGACTGTGCCAGTAGAAGTTCCTCCCCGACAGTCTGCTGAAGGTGTTTGCCCAGCTGTTCACCGTTGAGATCGGTACCTGCTCCTTCGGATCATCCGGATCCGGGAACAGCCATTCGCTCTCGATGCCCTTCTCTTTCCGCTCCTCCATCCAGAGGTCCAGGTATGGCTTGAATTTCTTCGCCAGCGTATAGCATGGGATGATCTTCCCGCCGCCCTTACCCTTCGTCTTGATGGGTGCGCTCTTGTACAGGGCGTTGCTGCAAACCAGCTTGTCGTCGTCAAAGTCCGACACCCGGAACCGGCAGAGCTCCGCCTTGCGCCGTCCGCCGTATACGGCGAGCGCCAGCATGCACGCCTTCTCGTACTGTTTCCCGGCGACCAGCTTCTCCAACAGCTCCTCCAGATCCTCTTCTTCC